CAGGGCAGGGCGCTTTGACGCGCTTGCGATCATGGCTTTTCTAGTCACTACGAGGCCAGCTTTTGGCAGTTTTGGCAGGCTCAGCGTGTTAATGCTGAGTGCTCGGTGATTCATTCGGGCAGAGATGAGATCGATCACGATATCAATCAGAAGCAAGGTAATTACTCCGAGTAGCAAGATATTAACCATGGCTAGCCTCCTTGTTCTGCTTCCAGATAATCAACAGGGTGATCGCGGAGAGAGAGAAAAAAGCGATCTGGGTCGTGTGAAAGAATTCTGTATTCATAAGGGTTCTCCGTTTTGGTTTTATGCTGCTTTGGGGGATGTGTTTCCCGACGTTCTCAAAGGCATGTATATCGCTGAGGAAGCCCAGGACATACCCGCTGAAGTAGCTGAAGAGGTGAAGCCTGAGCCAGTCAAAGAGAAATTGCCCACTCCTGAACAATTAGAGGTTATTCAGCAATTAGCGCATGAAGTCGGATTATCAGGAGTTGAGTTCCAGCAGTGGCTACGTGACAGCTACGGAACCAGCTGGAGCAGATTGAATTTCACCAGCGCCAATGCCGTGATCGACGGACTGCACCAGCTAAAGGAGGCTATTGCTTAGTTATGAGCTTTGAAGTTGACCTGCTAAAACGGAAAAACGCAGAACTCTTAAAAGAAAATGCAGCATTATCTCAGGCTCTCAAGCAAGAAAAGATGGATCATGAGTGCGCTCAAATTGCACTGGACAAACTTCATACAGGAGAGGAAGAGCAGCGGATAGAAAAAGCCCAGCTGCTACTTGATGAAGAGATCGAGGCCTTGACTATTTGGGGCAAAACGCTACGCCCAGTCTTTGACTTGTATATTGACAGCCGCCCCGATCTGTATCTGGATTATCGACGTTTTAACGAACTACTAGACGGGCTAACCGTCGATGGGGGCTGCTAATGCAAGCTCTTGAAGCGGTTCAAAACCACATTGTATTTTTAAACGCCCAGCTTGCCAGTCCTGATGTGGGAGTTAAACAATACACCGAGCAACTGGAAGTGTTTGACAGAGCAATCCAAACACAAGCCTTTGCTGAGCTTTCAGAAGATGAGCGGGCTAGAAGGCTCAGATCGCGCGATCACCTGGCCTGTTATCTGGAAGAGTCAAAGGCAGAGCTTGAAGGCTTTGGCCCACTGTTCGACAGCCTGAATGATCTTGAGCCCGTTGAAGAGCTAGAGCAGGAGATGGAGCGCCAGAACGCGCCACTTGACTACCCGTTTATAGTTGACTCAAATAAACCAGGCTTAAACTGTGATTGTTCAGACGGCGGCTGGGCACATGTTGAAAGGGATTGCTCGCTACAGACAGAACCTGACCTGGCCTCTGATTTGGAGGACGGAAAAGCCACAATCGGCCAATAAATATTGAGTTCGTAAGAACTCGTTTAATAAGCGAATTTCACATTGCTACCGTATTGCACAAAAATCAATTAAGCCAGAGCAAGAGACTGCCCAGATGGGCGAAGAAAGAAGGGTAAGAGATGAGTGATTTTGAGTGCCCGTACTGCGGACAAGAGAATGATAATAATAGTCTTTCAGATTATTTTGATAGCCAAGACGAGACTGAAATTGATTGTAAAAGCTGCAAAAGAACACTGGTTTTGTATAGAGAGTTTGATCCCGTCTACTATCCAATAAAGTTGGAAAATAAAATAAAAGATCTAGCTAGACAATATAAATCAACTCTCAAATATCATCCCGAGAACACAAATTGGCTATCTTTTTTAAAAAAAGAGATAGCGAGTATTGGTGAGGTTATAAAAGCACAGAAGGTCAAACAATGACTCAGCAAAATAACTGACAGCAAACAAAGGGCCGTTCAAACGCTATGTTGCAACCGTTGCAACATAGCCCAATTGTGAACCCGTCACACGCGAAACCCGCCCCGCCATGCTAAAAACAAAGCATGATTTATCAAACCGTGAAAATCGACGCGTCAAAATTTTACCACCGCGCCTACCTGCCAAAGCGCAAGCCGTTTGTTTTCAGCCCGACGCGGCAAGGCATCAAGGCTGTTGCGAAGTGGCTCCGAGAGATCGCGCCTGATTGCCGCCCTGTGTTCAGCGTTGACCTGTTGCAGCCGTTTGGCGCGATTGTCACACGGCTGATTTTGGGAGCTGGGTGCGCTGTGAGGATTACAGACTGCTAAGCCGAAAATGTGATCGCCCTGGTTTCTTTTTGCGCGTGAACTTGATTTGATGGGCGTAAGCATAACTTTTGATTGTGTTTATGCTCAAGCCCATTTGATCAGCGGTTTGCTCAATATCAAAACCGCTTTCAGCGCACTTTTTCAACTCTTGAATCCGATCTTTCTTTCGATCCTGGATTGATTGAGCAGACCCTGTTTTAAACTCAATTGACGGATCAGGTAAATCAATCGGGAACACAGTTTCAACTCTACAGCCAAGGCATTTGGCTATCAAAAGGCCCTGCTCTAGCGTTGGTCCCATTTCGTTTCTGATCACTGCGATCAGATCTGGAGCTGTGATTTTAGAATTTCTCGCTATTATAGTTAGCGGAACGCCCTTTTTTTGGGCGATTGTTTCAATTTTGTTTAACATTCTAGCGCCAGAGAGTTCAGGCCAATCAAAAAGATCTCTCTTTGAGTTAGTCCTGACGCGGCTGCTTTGGCCTGCTCGTCAGCGGTAAGTCTAATATTAATGCGCTGCGTCAGGCTGTCGGGTTTCGCTGTCCCTTTGGGCCTGCCTGTGCCTGGGTTTGGTATTCCTGGGGGCCTACCAACGGGACGCGGATTTGTACTCAATACGCTCAGGGCTTCGTTATACTGTTTGTCTGTCATTTTGCGCTTCATGTTATAATACCTACTCATTGTTATTCGAAGGCCCCTGGATTCAGCAGGGGCCTTTTGATGTTTAGCCCCAGACAATAGCGTTAAATTCTTCTTTTGCGGCTTCAATATCAGATCCGTTTGAATCAATGATTTTTTGAATTGCACTGACAGTTGCATTCATTTCAGATTCAGAAACATCTTCATCAAAACTTGTTTTGTATGTTTCAATCGCTTGCTGTGCTGATGACCAATCAGAGAATTGAGCGTCATGAACTTCGTTATTATCAGTCATTCCGTCAAGTGTGTGTAAAAATAAAGTTGTCATTGTTATTCGCTTTCGTTGGAGGCGGGCTCTTGTCCCTCCGTCCATATATTTATAATATCAATTAATTAGTTTATTGTCAACACATAAAACTAATTAATCTGATTTATTTTCCAGCCCACAAAAACACTACCACCCCCACCTGTCAGATCCGGTCAGGTCTGCCAAAAGAAAAAAGCCCCCGCGTGAGCAGGGGTAGGAGAAATATAGCTGAATTTATTCGGGCGTGAAAAAGCTTGCCACTATTGCGGCCGCCTGCGCCTCTTTTTCGGGAGTCGGATCAATCAGGAATACTGTGATCCCTTTTTCGGTGTTGTCTTTATTGTTTACACCGTCGATTGATAAACCGGCTTCAATCAATGCTTCTGTGATTTGAGTTGTCAGATTCATGTTAAAATTCCCCTTCAAAAGTCATCCCAAACTGCTGCTGTGATGCGCCAGCGTCACCAACCCAAGTTGCTGTAGCAGCGCCAGTAAACTCAATTGGAGCTAGATAATGGGCTCCCTCTGAAATAACGCCTGAAAAAGCCCCTTCAACGTACGTGTTTGTTAGATTTGATTGACCAGCAACGGCGCTTGTGGCTTTTGCAGTTGTCGAGTCAAGACCGATAGATACAATCATATTTGCCGTGGCCGCGCTTGGTTTGTTGTGATATTTAGCTCTAAAAAAGCTAGCAATACCGCAAACAAGATCAACCCTGTGAGGAACTGACGAGTTTGCTGCTATTCGGTAAGCTCCAAGGCCTGTCTGCGTCCAACTGTCGTCACTGTTTGACAGAACCGCATTGAATTTAACTCTGTTTACAGCGTTCCAAATAGTAAATCTCGCATTTGTGCCGCCTGACCCCGCGCCGCCTAGGCTCCAATCAATCTGACCTCCTGTGCTATTGATTCGCACAGTACCCAAATAGCGGCGGGTAGTGTCACCTGTTTTGCAGTAGATGCCATCCTGAGTGGTTAGAGCCGTGGCCCGTGTCGTGTCGTTTGTCCACACGGTTGAGTCGAGAGCAAACGTGCCGTTATTGTTATAGCCCCAAATATCATAATTTTTATTTGCCGTGTACCCGCTTAATGAAAGCGACGTTTCAGCAAAGCTCAAAACAGACCAAGCACCATCAGCGTATACGGCGATCTGATTTCCTTTGAACGGGGTATAGTACAGCGTTGTTTTGGCTAATTGGTTAGATGTCAAAATAGGGGTTCCGCTGACTGTTGTTAAGCGCCCGTCAGCAGTTGATACCCCATAGCCGTTTTGTCCTGCGGCACCGTCAGCGCCAGGGATTCCAGCCAGACCGCCAGGAAATGAGCTGCCGCCTAATCCAGGTATGTAAACCATGTTAAGCCCCCACCGTGGGCAGTTCAGCCGTCAAAACATTGCCGCCTAAATAGTCTGTGTTGGGCAAGCCGTCGCCAATTCGCAGCGTTACAACGCCCGACACATTGCCCGATGCTTTGAGCACCAAACAGTTAAATTCCTCGTTTTGGGCGATTGGAAACACGCCCGAAGCAGGGATTGTGTCAGTGGCCGCGCTTGTGATCACCGGATCAGCGAGATCACCGGCTACAGTGGTCGCGTCAATTTTGGTCACGTAAAAAAGCAGGCTGCTAGCGATCGCATTTTCAACGCCCATGACTTTAACGTCATAGGGCAGGATTACGCGCTTTTCGGCTTCTGCTGCGAACGTCACGGTGTAACGCCTCATAGCCCGTGGTATGTCACGCTCTGACGCGGCTCTGTGGCTGTCGCTTGGGGTGTAGTCTGTTGTCATCTGGTAGACCGTCCTTTATTTTTTAATTCGCCCTTAATCTCGCTAATTTCGCGGGCTAGATTGCTGATTAAATCAGCGATTTGATCTATTTTGTTGTCGCGTCCTGCTGACTGCTCTTTTATTTCGGCTATGTCTTTTTTCACGTCACCAAACACAGCGCGGCCAAGAGCAAAGATCAGGGTGATGCCTGCAACCCATGCGTTTTGGGCGAACCATGCGATCACAGCGATCACTTCAGGGCTTGGGGGTTTGCTTGGTATGTCGGCCATGAGTTATTTAACCTTAGCCTTTAACGCCTTGATATCAGCGGGGATCTTGACGTAGCCTTTACCCCAATCCACGTACAGCTTTTGAAATTGACCGTAACCGTTGAACCAATCGACAAACTTTTTCAGATCGTCCATTGTTTTGAATACGAGACAACCTGCTGAGCCTGGGGCTGTGAGCCTGTTTCCGTCTAAGTGGAAGCCAATAGCCCGCGAGCGCATAATCACGCACCAAATAGGGCTTGCAATCTCCTGAAACTTGGCGCTGTAATTGCCTTTGCCACCGGCCCAATCAATAGGCCCTAAATCAAATTCGCCCTCTGGACAGGGCTGTAATTGGCCCGCCGTGGCTGTGGGCACAGTGGTAAACACCTGGTTGTATGGCGATCCGCTTTGGACAATAATGCGCCCTAGATAATTGGAATTCTGCCAAGAATCCAAGTGGATGTCATACAGGCCATTAGCTGTCTTGGGGCCTTTTGTAGCGATCATAACATTGGGCATATTAATTCACCTTTTGAAATATGTTTTGTTCGTGGAACCATGCGACCGTGTTATCAATCAGTTTTGGCAGGTTTGGGATCACGATCGTGGTCACAAGCTGATCCACGGGGCCAGGGAATCCAGCGAACAGGTCAACGAGGTTATAAAGCCCTGTAGCGGCTCCGGTGAACACGCTCTGAGCCTCAGTGTCTGCAAAGATCTTCTTTGCTTCGCCCTGCTTGGCACCAAGCTTTTGTTCAGCGCTCTGCACTTTCGCCTCGATTTCTTCTTTTACCCGGGCTGCAATATCGGGATACTGCGCCTCTAGTTCTTCAAACGTTGATATATCCATGCGTTGACTCCTGATTAATGTTTAATTTTTGACCCACGTTGCGCCTGTCCAGCGCTCTAACTGCCACTTTTGCAGGTTCAATCTGTAGTGAGATTTGAGCCACCAAAAGCCAGGCGTTGACCACTGCACAAAATCAGGGCTCACAGTCACGTCGTTTACGCTCTGATGTCTGAGATTGACAGAGAGCCAGAACATAGAGCGCATCAGGGTTACAAGCTCAGCACTCAGCACAGCTTTTTTGCCGTCGCTGTACGTACCTCTCACTTCGTCACCACCCATGCAAGCACGGTAAATCTCCGCAATATCCTCAACCTCTGTTGACGCCTGAAACGTGCGATACTTGCGAAACATGGCGGTTAATTCAGCACTGATCCGGTCGTAATTGGTAAAGATGCCGCATTGATCCGCGTACATGTGGCCGATCTCATGGCTCAGTGACTGCCTGCTGATCGTGCGTGATCGCTCAGAGATAGTGTTAGGGCCTGATTGATCGGCCTTCCAATTGTCGGGATAGACTGCGATCTGAATCCGCTTTTTGCCGCCCATGAAACAGAGCCCATAGGCTGACTGATTGCCGATTTGGCCTAGATTGTAGTCCAATACGTTTGGTTGATCGTGCTTGAGTTGTGGATCGTTCATGTGCCAAACCTCGATCTTGAGCCCGTCCCAAAACTGAGGGAATGGATTCTGTCGAATCAGTTGATCAAGCTCTGTTTGCCAAAAGGGGACACTGCCCACTTCGTCAGGATGGCCCATAGAGTGCCGTTCAAGCGTGATGTTCCAAGGCAATAACTGTGTGCTTATCATGCGTCAGGCATCCGGTCGATAATGAAGCGGATATAATCACCGGCAATCAATCGAGTGACTGACGAGCTTTCAGAGAATGAAATGTCAGTTAGGTTTGCTAGTGTTGCAAGTGTTCGGCCCCGAACATATCCAGTTTCAGGAGATGATCCCGACGCCGGTTTTTGTTGATACTCGCTGTATACGTTGTACTCATTGTTATTAACCCGCATAATCTTCCCGTGACAAGAAAAGTTGTCGCCAATGCTTCCACCGTCACCGCTTCCAACTAAAAACGAGTCCTCGCCCGCGTTGTCAGTCCCAACCAATGAACCACTGGAATCGTCATATAGCCTGTATGAGTAGTTGCCTGCACCAATGCCCGTAAACGCCATTCTTGCAGTTGGTGGCGTCGCTGTGTCACACTCTCCTGTTAGCTCAAAACGCATTGAACCACCGACGTTGTTTAAGCTCATGCCACTAAAAGCGAGCGTGTTCAAGTCCACGTTGCCGGTCGCTACGTACTCGGCATAGACAGGGTTAAACTGTGGATTGCCGCCCAAGATGTGAATGATTGAGGTCGATTCGACAACGATAAGCGGAGTAAAAAAGCCGAGTGGTTGAGTGGTTGACCCAACAGGGCGTGTGGTAGTTAATGCCCCTGCTGAGGTCGCAGAGAGGAAGTAAGTAGAGCCCGGGGTTAAACCATGACTTGCAACAGTCAAACGGCCTGAGCGAATAGCCACAAACGTGTTAGTATCACGCTGAACGACGATCCACACACCTGACGATCCGGCTATTGTATTCCCCTGAGCTTTGACCCACGTTGTGCCGTTGTGCCGTATCGCATCTGTGACAACAAAGCCGTGGCTCGCTTGTGTGATTGTGCCGGTAGTGGTCAGGCCGTCGCCTGTAATCAAGTAGGTATTATCCCCGTTGTCGGTCAAGCTAATGCCCGTGCCTTGCGTCAGTCTGCCTTGGAGCAAAAAGCCTGTTGGATAGTTTGCGTCGAGCATAACGAGCCAAGAGTAGATGTAATACAGCAGCCAGTTAAACATTCCGTCAGAGGGCTTTTCAGGGCTTCTGAACCCAGCTGCTTTTTTAGATCCGCTTGGCTCAACAATTCGAGCCCCGTCGTCTGTAACAGTTGTCGATGTTGCGCTTACACCTGTTTCGTCTAAGCTGTTTGATATGCGCTCTAGGCTCAACGCGTCGATATAGTCAGAGGTATTATTCACCGCGTAAATTTCAGCACCGCTGACTTTGTTTTCAGTGTTTGTGAATCCGGTGGTTACGTTGAGCTTATGCCCTGCGATCACTGTGGATAGGTCAGGGGAACCGCTGAACGTGTAACGGATAATGCCATATTGCACACCGCTGATCGTGATGTTTGACTGCCATTGTGCAGCGGTAGCGGTTAAGCCTGTGAGTATGTTTGACCCCGTGGAAGTGGCCCACTGTGGGAGTTTTGACGGTTTCGCTGTGTATGCCATTAAATACCTTCTCCTATTTCGCCTGATCCAAATCCGTATGCCGTTAAATCACCCAAAAACCCGAAAGCGGATTCAGTCTGATTTGTGATGTCCATTGACACCTGAGCTTTTGCGAGTGTCAGAATATCTCTGACTCGCTCAGTGCCGTTTAATAATTCGTTGCCGATGAAATTGACTGTGATTGATGCCGGATACACCTGATAGATCTTGATCGCTGTGCAGTTGAGAGCGCCCAAAATACGCACCAAATCCTCAAGCCTGCCTTGGCTTGTGTTGGCTGCAATGCGGCCATAGATCAATACTCTGTAATCAGAGTCAGAATCTACAGCAGGGCCATAGATCGGCCTGGGCTCTCCCACAAGATCACCAATCTGTGACAGGGTTTCGCCTGTGGCATTGGCTAAGTACCGGCCAGCGATCAGGCTGAAAAGCGCATCTTCTAACCCCTGAAAACGGCCTGAAAATGCCTGTACCATTTCGCCAAAATTGCCGCCGTCTCTAAACTGATTCAGCAGGCGATTAAAACCGGCCTCGGCGTGGTCGGTGATTTGCTCTAGGTTGTCCATTAGCTGTTGACCGTGATCCGGTCTGTGGTTACGTTTACCACCTCAGTGGAGGCAATTGTGATGTTTGTGGATGCGACAGGCCCAACGGTGAGCGATTGAAGCACTGAGATTGTTAGGATTCCAGGGATATCAGCGGCCCCAATTGCGGTTACAAGTAGGTAGTTCAGCAGGTCTTGACCGTGTTCCCACTCTGTCGCTTCCATTGCAGCAGCGACTAAGGTATCGCCATCAGCCGGATAATTAGCATCAGTAGTCAGATTGACAATAAAATAAGGGTTAATCTCATCAACACGGCTGAAATAGATGGTGTGAGTATTTCCGGTGCTGTCTGTCCATGTGCCGGATTCGCCCCCGTAGGTACTAATACCAGCCGCTTTGCTTGTGCCGATCGCGTCAATGATGTCTTGATCGTCACCACCCACAACGGTTATGTGTATCGAGTGTTCAGGCAATAGGCCAACAGTAGCGGCTGTGTCATTTTCCTCAGCAGAAACGTACACAACACCCGTCACCGCTTCGACTGTGCGTTTGACCGCTTCGAGTGTTCCACCGTCAGCAGATACGGTTTCTAATGCCGCTCTACGTCGTAACTCTGCATCTGTCTCAATATTGCGGCCTATGCTCGCCTGTTCGAGATTGCTCACAGCGTCCCATCCGCTGATAGGCGTCACAATCTCATTAATCGAGCTGATAGATGCCTCGTAAGGCCCTGCTAACAGGCTCTGAGCTTCTACTGTGATAGAAATAGATGTATCTTCAATCTCAGCCGTGCCAGGGCTTCCGGTTTCGTTACCCGTGCTGCTTGTACGTGCTGAATTGGTAAACTCAATCCAGAATGATCCGGTGTTGATATCGGTGATCGTGTATGTGCCGTTATTGACCGCGTTTGTGCAGCCTGCAAACGTGACATCATCGCCATCAGCGACGGTAGACAGATCAGGCGAACCATTTAGAGTGGCTCTGACTGTTGTGCCTGACTGCCAAGTAATATTTGCTACATCAATGCCCGTCAAAAGCACGTCTAAAGCGGGGATCTCCGCATCTTCTAGGGTTTCCCAGACTACACCCGTTGTGCTCTGTCTGGCCTGGCTGTCAGCTGGTACTGTTACGGGGTTTGTGCTCGATGTGTTGTACAGAGTGAGTGTTACCGTGCTATGCGCTTCGTCTAATCGGCTGTTGCCAATCAAAGCGACGGTATTATCAAGGCTTAAGCCTGTGGCGTAATCTCTGAAGCCTGACTGCCAAACAAGCAGAGCCAAAGCCCAGATCAACGCCTCACGCTCTGTCAGAACCGCGATCAAGTTTCCCATTGCAGAACTCGCGCTAAAATTCACATTCTCAAGGCCGTTGATAGCCCGTATAGATGTTTGAAGCTCGGCTTCTATAATATCTGTCGTCTTGGGTACAAAGCCCGCTGTAGTGAGGCCATAATCGACCATTAGACTGTAACCTCTACTGTATTTGGTTCATTTGAAAATACATCCAAAACTTGAACGCGGATCGTTGCTTTTTGGAGTTGGTGATTAACTGAAATATCAATGGTTTTCACGGTTCGGATATTGTCCACTTGCATAATGTTTCTACGGATCTCGCGGTCTGCCTGTGAGCTTTTGAAATCTCGGATCAAGATCTCACCCGCATAATCCACGCCTATTGATTCGTCTAGAAACCACTCTCTGAAAAATGTCAGAAGCTTGATTCTCAGTTCTTGCTTGACTGCTTCTCTGTCGTCAGCGACAGACAGATCAGAGTCAGAGCCTAATGTTAAATTGCCGTCTGCATCGACTAGTAAATCGCTCATGAATCCGTAAACACCTTTGTGCTTGCTATGTTGAACACGCTTAGAATGGGGCTTGGTGGAGGCAGGACTAAACCGCCTGCTGCTGTGGCCGCTGCGATGATCAAGTTCACCGTTGTTTTAAGCTCGTCTAATGCGCTTTGGGTTTCTTCCGCTTTGGCCAATGCTTTGGCGGCATCAAGCGATCCCAATCTAACTTTGCTTGTATCGACCTGGAATTCAACGTCACCACATTCGATCACAAGGTTGATCCCGTCTGCATTCCCCTCGTTTTTCTTTTCGGGGTACAGCCTAGGGATTGCAAACCATGATCCATCAGAGATGTTGTACAGATCAGGGCTGACCGGCTCTTTGCCATCACTGACAAACCATTCTGAAAGGTCAGACCCACAGGGGATCAGAAGTACCGGATCACCTTGTTTTAATGGCCATGTGATTGTGATAGGCCCGCCCCCGGGGAATAGAACAGGGATGTCCTCTAGCTTTGGCCATGTCAGCTCTTGCGGCTCATCCTGATCAGACTCTCGATACTCCGAGATCGGGATTGTTGCGCTGATCGTTTTCGCGTCTTTATCAAAGCTCTCAACAAATGCGGGCATTGGTCTATGCAGGTTTTCACGCACCCACGATTCGACCGCTTGATCTTGGCTCTGCTCAATCGTTTGTAAATGGCGATAATTGCTCATAAGTATTGGGTACAGAACACGTCAGAGATCCACGCCCCTGAGGTGCCTTTTGTGTCTCCGTTGTGTTCAATGCGTTGGATGAGGTAAAACCCGTCAAAATAAATCGACGCGACATCAATGATCATGCCTGCGTTAAATTCGTGCCGTAGCAGGGACTGTATTTTTACGCCATCCTCTGTTTTTTCAGGGCTCCCAATCAGGCCACTAGTACCGTCCACAATGATCGTCACATCAGCGTCTAGGGCTGCGCCCTCTGGATAAATATTGATACTCTGATCCGTGATGTGAACCGTTAAGCCAAACGCCTTACACAACAAATTCAGCTTGTCTGCTGCTAGACCTCTGAGCGTGATCGCCTTTTTAGTTTGGCGGCTTGCTGCTGACTCGCGCTGGTTCTGCTTTTTGTCTAAATACGTTTGTTTCTGGACTTCGACAGAGGGTATTTTCTTTTGCTCGGCTGTGAGCTTGGCTTTTTTGACCGGCTGCTTTTTGGGTTTGAACGATTCAAGGTCGATCTTGCCTTGTGCGATCTTGCTGAGTTCTTCAAATTGCGCTTTCAAGCCAGGCGGCACTTTTGTGATTTCTTTGAGGACTGACCCGATCACATCTTTGATATCAGTACCTTTTTTGAATGTTTTGGATATCGTGATATTGCGTAAAGCCGCGCCACCGTCTTTACAATAGACTTTGGTTTCCCAATCCGCGCCCTGATGGGTTGAATTGGCAAGCTCAATATTGCCTTTGAATATCAGGCCGTTGCTCTCTTTGTAGCCTGCGTACAGCTCAATATTGACGTTTCGACGCGATAGAAACTCGCGGCTGTCTTTGTTCAGATTGAAGATCGTGAGCTCTAATTCATTGGGCGTTGAATCACCTGTCTTGGTGACTTTGAAAGTGGCATCAATGCCTTGACCCGCGTTATTCTCCCAACTTTTGACCGTTTCACCATCATTGGCTTTAACTTTGAGGTAATGACCCCAAAACGGGTAATCGGTTTTAGCTGGCATCGGTGATCAGGTCATCGTATACGAGCTTTACACGGCCCCCGATATCGAGCGGCCCCGCTTCCTGATTGCGCCCGCTGGTATCGAGCAACAGCAGGTATCCTTCAGGCATACGGGAATCGGTCAATTGAGCCAATAAAGGAATGTTTACGCAGGCTTTTTGACCCATGGCTAGAGGTACACCGGCCGCGTCAAAAACGTGAAAATACCACCCACCATCACGCACGTTATATTTAAAACTGAGCTTGTATAAAACGCCCGATAAAACAGTGCTGAAATTGAACGCATAGCCAGTACTAACAGGCAGATCGATTAGAAATATACTCAAAATCTCACCCACGCATTAGCAGCCAAACCGCTGTTATTAAATGCCGCTGATGCAGCCTGTTCAAGGCCCCCAATAGCTGTTGGCGGCTTCACACCATCACTATTGAATAACCCGCTTTGATTGTGCAGAAGCTCAGTTACGCCCCCACGAATCCGGCTTGTGCCAGGGGTGAACTTTGCCCGACCACCTGACCCCAATGCAGCAGCTGCTAATTTAGCCTTAGCTTTTGGGCTTGGCTCGGTCTTGGCTGTGACCCGTTTGATCTGCTGTAGAGCTAGAGTGAAATTAAGCGATTTGCCGCCCCCGGGCTCCCAGCTTGGGCTCATGTTGGTGATCAGCATGTCGCTGTAGATCCCTTTGTCAGGCCCTAGATCGATGTGAAGCAATTCCCCGTCTTTGAGCGACTGTAAAAACCGCTCTCTGATCGTGATGTGATCGCCCATGAAAAACTTGTCGTATTCGCCCTCTTGGCCCTCAAGCTCTGACACAAAGATTGTCAAACTCAGGGTTTCAGGCTGTGGCCGTGCGTGGTCTGAAATATCCGCGCCATCTTCGACCGCGTTTGTGCTGACATCCACGCCATGATTCGGGCTGATGCCCATAGTGGCCTGTATTTGCAGCGAGTCCCCGCCATCAAAGGCGATAAAGGTCAGTTCTGCAACGTCTAATGTGTCCATTATTGGGAGTACGCAGGCGTGCCGCGTTTGGGAGTTGTTGCGCCGCTGCCTAGTCCTTTTGCTTTGTTCAGGGCCTCAGTGACCCCGTTTTTGGTTTTTGTTTTGATTAGTTCTGGATTGCTTGCGCCTCTGGCATCGACAGTAATGTTGTTCACCGTTCCACCCGCGCCACCAGCAGCGCCACCACCTGCGGGCATCATCCACTGATTGTCGTTGATTCTTAAATAGTTTGCATTGCCAGCCATCCAGTTCTTACGCTGAATAACTCTTTGGCCTGTTCCGATCTGGCCACCGGCTGAATTGGATGCGTCAACTACTTGGCCATTACCGACATATACACCGACGTGCTGAATGCCTTTGCCGCCTGGGTTATAAAACACCAAATCGCCAGGCTTTAGATCTTTTTCACTGACAGATGTTGCCAGCCCTCTATTTTTGAGTGCCGCATAACTGCCTGGGGCACTTGCGGTCATTGCGTCCTGGACTGCTTTGCTTGCGCCTGCCATCTTTAAAAGCTGATCGGTTGTTTGAGCACAGGCAATCCCCTGCTGAAACAGTGATTTCGTAACAAACCCGTTTGCTTTGGCTAGTGAGAATGCATACTTGTCTGCTTGACCTGATTTGACAAAGTTGATCGCAGTAGAAGCCAATCCAGCGCCACCCGCGCCACCGACAGACCCTCCTGTATTGATTCCGGCTGCATTAAGCAGGGTATCCACCAGACCGCCAGCAGCTTTAGTTAAATCACTGATCCCGCCACCAATCAAACCCAGAATAGGCCCGATAAACGTATCCCAAATAAACTGGAACGCTGTGCCGATTCCGTTGATCGCTGCTGTTAATGGGGGAAGTGCGACCGTTGCGATAGCTCGGATCACCTTCATCAAGATCCCAAGCCATTTAAGGCCAATGCCCAATGCGGGCACTAATATTTTGTTAAACGTGTAATCAAGTACCGGCCAAAAGGCGTTAAAGCCACCGATTAGGTTTGTTTGAATAATTGGCCACCATGCCGCCAATTCGTCACCGATATATTTGATCCCCTCTGCTAACACAGGGAACTTCTCATGAAGCCCTTTTAACGCCACATCCCCCCGCGCCCAATAGTCAGCGAGCTTGACACCAAGCGCCACGATTGCAGCGATAGCAGCGACGATCACCCCACCTGTCAGGATTGCGCCAATAATGGGCAATGCAGCGGTGACAATACCGCCTAGTGTTGTGCCGATAATGCTGAGTGTTCCAGCCAATCCAGCGCCTGAAGCCAAAGCAAAGAAGCCAGAGATCGCACCAAAAGCGGTTGTGATAAATCCGACTGTTGCACCGCCAATGCCGCCAAGGAAGCCTAGAAAGCTCACGACACCGGAAGCAAGCGCAAATCCCTTCATGGCTATCATAGCTGTGGCGATCATGCCCAAGCCAATAGCAACGGGCTCTATAAACGGCTTCGCTGCTTTGAGAATCGCGGGTAATTTATCGAGCTGTTTACCAACCATTTTGCCGAGCTTCTCAGCCTGTGGCGTGAGGTCGCCAACAAGCTTGATCATGCGCTCTAAATATTTGTGGATGTGTGGGCCAAAGCCTAAAAAGAAGGATGTCCCTGCTGCTTTTGCGTTGTCTTTGAGTGTAGACATTTGGCCGCTGAGCGTTTTAGCAAGCGCATCCATGCCGCCGCCAATCCCTTTGCGCGCTCCTGCTTGTGTGAAAAAATCCATGAATCCGGCTTTGTCACCGGCTGCAATCTTGCGCTTTGTGGTCTTTCCTGTGGCTCTATCAAACATCTCAACAGCAAGCACGCCATCTTCGGCTTTTGCTGCTAGACCTGTGAAATTATCAACCATTGAACCAAGCCCACGGTTAGCACTCAGCATGGTATCTGTCAGCATGTTCAGGGGTTGATTGCTTGCCGCTGCCAAATCGCCCAACTTAATCAAAGCATCGTATTTGACGCCCCCGTTTTTATCGAGCAGGCCAAAACCAGCGCCCTCTAAACGGGTGAACATCTGCATAACGTCTTTAAGTTCGTATGGAGTGGTAGCCGCGAACTTTTGCAGGTCTTTAAAGATGCCGCCCGCTTTTTCTTTGCCGACAAGCGTTGTCAACTGAGTGATTGATGTCTCATACTCACTTGCAGCGCCGCCCACAAACTTAGCCCCGCTAGACAATGCAGAGAGACCAACAAAACCGGCTGTGAGTTTAGCAATAGACCCCGTGAGCCCATGCATTGAGCCGCCCATTTTGCCAAAACCTTTGTTACCTTCACTTACAAAGCGACCCTGAGCGTCACGCAAACGCCCCAACTTATCACGGTAATTGTCAGCGCCTCTAGCGGCTTCATCAGAACCTTTTTTAGCTCTAATAAACGCATCAAACATGGTTTTGCCAAACTGATTACCCGAATTTGCAGCCGCTTTCATGCGCTGCTCATACTTAGCAATCACAGCCTGATCAAGCTTGAAACTAAGCTTGGTGACTAGCTCATTGATGATCATTTGTTATTTTCCGCTTGAGTTCGTTGATGTTCCGCTTCAGCAAGAAGCAGGTTTACGGCGTCACAGATGCGATGCCAGGGCCACGCTTGAACAGCGTTCATGCTTTCGCGGCCTGATGACCAGATGTACCAAAGCTCCCAGTATTGGCCAACTTCGGGGGGGATCTCCATAGATTGACCAGAGCCTTTTGAGCCCTGATCAATTACCCTAAAAAACCGTTGAACTCGATGATCTCGTTTCGGATTTCATCGACCACAGCAGAGTCTTTACCCCTGAAAATAGTGTCAAAGGTAGACTTTTTGGACAGCGGTGCATTGGGCAACAGTGGATGATTGACAGCGGTAGCATGAGCAAAGAGCAGATCATCAAGCATCTTCTCTTGCTCTAAGTTAATCGTGCCGCTGATTTCAGCCATCATTTTGGCCTGTTCTTCGAGGTCATAATGAGGCTTAATCAACGCCTCCATTTTGTCCTGAACCGCTTTGAACGAATCAGAGCCCTTTGGGAGTGCTTGCAAATCGTCTTGCAATGCCAAGAACTCTTTTTGTTCATCAGCACTCATCTTTTTAAACGCGCCTTGCTGCAAGCGTACACCGGCCTGCATTTGAGGGCCTGCGATCTTCTGCACCAATCGCCGCGCGTTACATGCTTCAGTACCTGGGTGATAATTGACTTTAAAATCAACTTCACCGACTGACATTTTCACGTTCAAAAACAAAACACCGTCATTAACTTTGTTAGATAAAATCACAGTAAATCAATCGCCTCGCCCAATTCATTGATAATCAATGCTGATGCCGTTACAGTCCATTCCAGCGATCCCACTTCTTTGCCACGGCTACCGCTTGGAGGCCCTTCAACACGACACTTTTGACCAGTGATTAATTGGCGGCCTGTGTTTGTGCTGATGTTTACGGTAAAGGTCGCAGTGTTGCGAACGGTTTTAATTGGTGTGGCGACCGCATAAGCAGCTTGTAACACTGCATTCATAGGGTTTGTGTGCATCAATTTGAATTTGATTTTACCAGCTTCGCCTGGGTTTAAACTCCAGTGAGCATTACCCACGCAGTCCTCTTTAACTGTGTTTTTCTCAGCGCTGACATGCTCATAACTAAAGCTCTCGCTATCGTCACCGTGAGAGGTCAGGATCACGGGCACACCCGCGAACAGAAATGTGATTGTATAATCCTTGATACTGTGGCTCTGAGATTGAACCGGAAGAAAATTACCCATTTTTTATATCCTCCTAGATAGCGATCTGCATTGGGATTTCGACTTGAATCACGCCTTTTAATAGCGTTGCTTTTGCTAGACAGTTGGGAACGAGTCGATTTGACTGATCTGTACTGCTGATAGCTGATAGCGCAGGGACTTCGAATGTGGCCGGCAGATCGCCTCTGAAGATTCCTTCAGAAACCATTCTTTGCATGACCCCTTGGCCCACCATCTCAATGGATTTCAGGCCGTCTTTGTCGTAAGGCGGCTTCATGGTTTGGCTGAGATAGACCAGAAAGGCCGCTCTCAGCTCGTTGCGTGCGTAATCAAGATCGCGGGTCGCTTCTGCTACCACTCCATCTACACGAACGCCCTTTTTAACCATTCCGTATGCGCCGAATTGTCGGTATGTGTTGAAGAAACGACCCTCTAGGACTGTTACACCGGTAGAATCGAGCGAACTTGTAGGGGTGACAGTCACGCCGGTTAATTCGCGGCCAAACAATTGAATAGAGCCTGGTGAATTGCCGAGGTATAGACCCATTGCAGCGGCGTCGATGTATTCGGTTAAATCGTGATGCCAAAAGCCCAATGTGCGGCGGTAGTTTTCATCGCTTAAGCGGATAGCCAAAGCGTCAGCGCCACCGGCGGTCTTTGATGCGCTTTCAGAGGTGCGTAGCCAATAGTATTTCTCTGTGGTTTCGATATAAGCAGCGGTCGCCAGTTGCAGGCCTTTGTTAGTGTCGCCTGTAACCAGGCCATACCAGATATTGGTGTCATCCTCTGCAATCGCATCAGCCAAATCATCAGCAGCATTACGACCGGCAGTCGTGACGGTGATCGCGGCAGTCGGTGCAGCGGTTCCGGCTGTGGTGATTGAGACATCTAGATCCCATTCACTCGATGCGGTAATAACCACCGTGTTAGTGCCTGCGTCAGTGGTTACGCCGCCGACACCCTCAATAGCAGTGATCGCATCATCAATCAAGCCCAATGTAGTGGACTCATCCACGCTGAACGCGATAGGGCCAAACGCCGTGCCATTGACCACGCCTGATACACTATGGCCGGATGCGAGGTTTCCGCTGAACGTCACTGTTTTGACAGTGGCCACAGCAGCGCCACGTTTCATGATCACGATTTGATCGGGGTGTACTTCCTGTGCGACGATTTGAGCCGCCATTTCATAAGCAACGCTTGAATCAGTCCAATCATCAGCGATTGCAGCCAATCCGCTTGTGTTTGCGTCGTAGACTTTCGCCCGAACGCTTGAATAACTCGCAGGCGTTGTATCAGCAGCAGCCGCAAGGATGCCGATAATATCAAAGCTCTCTAATGTAGTCCCTGTCTCTGTTTCGGTGATCGAAACGTCAACAATTTCAGAAATAGCCATACTTTAACGGCTCCCTTTTTTGTTTGATTTTTTGCATGAAAAAAAGCCCTGCATAAACAGGGCCAAAAGTTAATGACGGTGCTTTATTCGGTTACCGAATCAGTCACCGAATCTTCTATAGTTTCGCCATCGTTTAAGACAGCGTTGACGGTGTAATCTATTGTTTCGACGTAATTCACATCGTCTGTAAAGCTCATGGCATAGCGTACTAAACAGTCCATTTGTGAGCGATTTTCGAGGCGTTGACCTTTGCGACTGCTCAGATCTCGCACGTTGCGACACTCAACAAGTACAAGCAATTCATCGGCAAATAGCTTTCTGATGCTTGGGGCGTCTTGCACGGCCTTTGCAGTGGATAAATGAGCGTAACTATTCGGCCCGTAGCTGTTGAGGCTTACGAGTGCCGTTCTGTGGCCCTTAACCGTGAATTCGCCCGTTGCGGTGTATTGAATCTCATCCATCATTGACGCTTGCATCAAATCGGGGATGATATTGATCGATATATAGTCGCCCGTAGGCTCTGGGCTCATGCCGTCGTTAGCAGGGATGATCTTTGCGTCAGCGAGGCCTGTTGCCCGCTGCAGCCATTCGTGAACCGTGTCATGGATCTCTGTTAATGGGGCTGTCATAGCGTTTTCTCATCCACCAGTGCTGCAATACAGTCATAATGCGGGAGTAGCTTTGTGTAGTGATTGACTGCCACAATTTCGTATGTGTTGGACTCAAGCGTAAATGTATCCCCAAGCAATCCACTGGTTTTGTTTGCGGCTCTCAGCTCATCATCGCTGAACACTCTACAAAAGCCCTGCACATGCTCCAGGCCCATAGCAGACACCATTTGCCTTTGGCTATTGCCCATCGAGCCATAGTTCAACGGCTGAATATGGCAATTGGCGCTGATCGTGCTTGTCGCGCCGTTTGACCACCGGCCTTTTGTGCTGCGTGATCCGGCTGCGTAGCGCGTGAAATTGTGAGGGGTGCGGAGTAGTGTCATTGTTTCACAATCTCAAAATCTATTGAATTGACTGTTCGCCCTGTGTCAATCAGCGGGTTATTAGCCCCCTTTTGGCGTACCGTGCTGTCAGCATTTGGCGGGTCTGACCAATTGATAATGCTTTGCTTTAATTCGCCCGCATACCAATAGCCTAACCGCTCAAACCCAGTAACATAACTGATCTTGCCCTGAGCCACTAGCCCAACAATACCGGCTAATCTGCGCTGAAACCCTGCTTTTGATTGCTCAAACGCTGTTCGATGCGCAGGCCGTTCGGGTATGTCCTCAGTCCCAAACTCATTGAACGACGCGATTTCAGCCAGCGTGTGACCGCCCTCGACCGCATCCGACCCTTTGTCTGAGAGAATGCCCGCTTGTACGTTGTGTTTTTCGAGCTGCTGCAATTCACGCTTGATTCGAGCCCACCCGTGATCAACTTGCTCAGCACTCACGCGCCAAGCACTCTCGGACTATTGCGCCAAACTCCTTGCACGATCTGAGAATACAGCCGCTCAAAATCGTTGGCATACGTGACCGATCCAGAGCTTGACCCGCTTGCGTGGTACTCGATCTCTGTATCGCCCTCTTTCATGCGCTTGATCCCACCGCCTGAGCTTGACCCCGTTGAGCTTGTGCTCAAAGCAGAGGCCAATAAAGCCCCGGCTTTGTACATCACAGCGAGATCCGCTCTGTCTCCGAGCTTACAGCAAGGTACACTCAGCTTTGCATCGTCGATCATGGCATCAATGATGCCAGTGTCAACAGTGCTAAATTGTGGATACCGGAGCAAAAGCATGGCCTGGATTGTGGCGGTGGCAGAGCAAGACATGATTAGGTCAATTCGCCAAACGCCATAGAGATGGGCAGATAGCTAAAGATACCAGCAAAGTCAAGCAGGCAAGACACGTTGTACATGATGCCCTCTTGCTGTACTGGCAATTGTTGAAACGGACGCGGGATCACCATTTCTAAAATCATTGGATCGTTTTTGTATGCCAATGCTACGTTTTTAGAGGTAATCGAGTTAACGACAGAGGTCATGCTGTTTAAACGAGATGAACGATACAATTTGACATTGAATTTTTCTTCAATGATCGCCTTTAAAGTGGTGTCAGTATTGGCCCGTACTTTGTAAGCCAGCAAGCCAAACTCAGCGGTAGGCAGCAGCAGAGTATCAGGGATAATCTCGCCATTTGTACCGTCGTAAGCTTTTTTCAAAATGGCCTGAACGTCGTCCAAAATCTGGGTTTCTGTAGCAGAGGCCCAGTTTTTAGTTAACAGTGAGCTAGCATCCTGCATAGCAGTACCAAACACGCCTTTGATACGTGGATTATCTTCGTCACCGTCAGACAAAGCTACTTTATCCAATTTGGTTTCAGCGGCTTTACGTGCTGACATAGCTTTGCGCTCAGACAAAGGCATTCCAGAGCGAAGGGCTTTTTCAAGCTCAATCTGGCTCCAACCGTATGAGCCGCCATAGTTGCCCACATCATGGGTATACGGTGTTAGGTTGGTGTCAGAGCTAGGCAAATCGGTGGAGCGTGGGCCAATCAGCTTAAACTCACCGGTTTGATCTTCACGATAGTATTCGATTTCTTCCAAGCCTGCGCCATCATTGAGGCGAACAGGGAATACTTTCTGTGCCATCAGTTCAGAATAGAGGGTCTGTTGAACACGCTCTTGAACTTTGGTCAGTGAGCGAACGATAAAGTTTGCGCCCGCATCAGAACGAATATAGGGAGCCATGGCCTCATCAGAAGCGTTACGAGCAAGGCCTTGGATCAAGGCGTCATATCTATGATTAGTCATTGTTTTTAGTCTCCTTATAATACGATCCGAATAGTTGCGAGGCCGCCCGCTGAGCATGCTTTAAACACGCTTGCGTTTGTCCATTCTTTTGCTTTGACAGGGCTTGATCCGGCTGCGCTTGCGAGCATTCCGGTTGCTTTATCAGCAGCGGTTCCGCTTTCGTCATAGAAGCGAACAAACACGCTGTCACCGATTGCAAGAGCGTCGTCGCTGTAAACGTCGACATAGACCACACGGCCCAATGAAGCGGTTTCATCGGCTGCATAGAGGGTTACGCCATCAGCGTCCATCTCTTTAGCTGAGTGCATTGAGATACCGAAGAAGGTTCCGCTTTCAGTGTTGGCAAGTGTGGCAGTGGCTTGGCCTGCGCCTAAAGTGACAGTGAAAACAGAGACATAGATATCTGTTTCAGGATCAGCAACGATTGTGATCGTGCGATTGTTTGCACTGCCAACGGTTGCAGAGGCAACGCCACTAACCGCTTCTAGCTTGGTGGCGATTGCGCCCATTGTGGTTACGTGGTCAGATGCAAAGACAGTTGCGCTTAAGGCAGTGGTAGAGCCATTAACAACGATTGAACATGCAACGCTGTTTGAGGTCACTAAATCACCGCTTAATACGATGGTTGCTTGATTAGAGCGAGGCAAACGGGCCTTGTCTGTGTCAGCAGCCAAAAGGCAAACACGGCCAAAAGGAATGCCGTCGGTTTCTTCAACAACTTTGCTTGGCGCTGAATAGGGATCGAGAGGGAATACATGACGGCCTGCATATTGTGCAGTCAAGTCAGTGCTAATAGATGTTTGAGACATGGCGTTAGTTAACCCCGCTTAATTCTTTGATTTGTTTTTGGCGAATGGCTTCGACGGTATCAATGACATCGGTCTTTGAGATAGGTC